GTTTTAATTGGAACTCAAGGAACTCCTAATGGAACTTCTGTTTATGGAAGTGCTTTTACTGATGAAACTTCAAATAGGATGATATTAAGAATGGCGTCATCTACAACAGGAGCTGTAAATTTGGTACAATTTTATAATGGAAATGGATTAGTGGGCAAAATTCAAACAAGTGGTTCTGCAACATCTTATATTACATCTTCTGATTATAGATTAAAAGAAAACGTAGTAGAAATGACTGGAGCTTTAGACAGAGTAAGTCAATTAAAACCAAGTAGATTTAATTTTATCACAGATGCAGATAAAACAGTAGATGGATTCTTAGCTCACGAAGTACAAGAAATAGTGCCTGAAGCTATAAGTGGTGAAAAAGATGCAATAGATGAAGAAGGTAATCCAGAATATCAAGGTATCGACCAATCAAAATTAGTGCCATTATTAGTAGGCGCTATCCAAGAACTTAAAGCAGAAATAGAAACATTAAAAACACAAATAAATAATTAAAATGGCAAACACTTACAAATGGACGATTAATGCGTTAGACGCAAAAGTCGCAGTAGAAGACGGCAACGAGAATGTTGTCTACACAGTACATTGGAGCTATAGCGCTACTGATGAAACTGAAGAACACTCAGCAAGTTCTATTGGAACTCACGGAGTAGAATATGATGCAGCTAACTTCACAGCTTACGCAGATCTTACAGAAGAACAAGTAATCGGGTGGCTAGAAGCAGGATTAGATATTGAATCAATGAAGGCTGGCTTAGATAGTCAAATTGAAAAATTGATTACACCAATTGAAATAACTTTTCGCGCACCTTTTCCCCCGTCTGCTGAAGAATAATTAGAAATCAAGTAAAACAAGTGATAATAAATTATAACCCAAACAATTAAATTAAATTTAAAAAAAATTAAAATTATGGAAAACCAAAAACAAAAAATTACACCAGAACAATTAGAAGAATTACAGGGATTTGTAGGTAAGCTTAATAACGCTGCCTCGCAAATAGGTAACTTAGAATTAAAGAAGCACCAGCTTAATCATGCTGCTGCAGAAGTTCAGCAAGATTTAAATAAGTTACAAGCTAAGCTAGAAGAGAAGTACGGTAAAATACAAATTAACATTGAAGACGGATCGTACGAGCCAATCAAAGAAGAAGATGAGCCTAGTTCGTAAAATAAGCATAGGCAGAGACTATAAGAACGACGCTATGCACTATGCAGTTGGCCAAGAAGTATATGGCGGCCATAAAATATGCAATATAATAGAGGAGTCCGACAAGTTTTCTATTTTCATACAAAAAGGAAAAGAAGTGTTGCCGTGGAAAGACTTTAATAAAAATATGGCTATAGCTGTAGAATACAATTTAGAATATTAATGCAAAGTTTATTTGATTTTATTATAAAACCAAAAAACAAAAGATACGATAATAAAAAATATATAGATGGTCAAGAGCTTCTAGTTAATACTGAAATCTCTGATCATCGATATGTTAGTCGTATTGGAATAGTTTTAGGAGTACCAAAACTTGAAGAAACAGAAATACAAATTGGGGACGAAGTTATCGTGCACCATAATGTATTCAGAAGATGGTACGATCAACATGGTAAAGAGCGAAATACCCGAAGCCATTATAAAGAAGATTTATATTTTGTAAAATCAGATCAAATATACTTATATAAACGAAATAACGAATGGAATGCTCCTAAAGGCTTTTGCTTCGTTAAACCAATCCAATCTACTAATATATTAAATAACGAAAAGGAACAAGCCCTAAGGGGTATTATAAAATATGTTGACAAAGACATTAGCAGTTTAATAGAAAAAGAAGATTTAATTGGATTTACGCCAAGCAGTGAATATGAATTCATTGTGGACAGCGAAAGAATGTATAGAGTACTAACTAATTCAATATCTATTAAATATGAACGTCAAGGAAACGAAAAAGAATATAATCCAAGCTGGTTATGATGCAGTCAAAGAATTGGTTAAGGTTGCTAAAGAACCTATCGTTGAAACTGATGATGACATTTCAGCCGATAGACTCAAGAACGCTGCAGCCACTAAAAAGCTCGCAATATTCGATGCATTTGAGATTTTAAACAGAATAGAAGAAGAAAAAGGTTTGTTGGAAAATAAACCTAAAGAAAAAGAAGATACTTTTAAAGGATTTGCCGAAAGAAGATCTAAGTGATGTACAAACAAAGTTTATATAAGGTTATCGAGCCCATAAAAATAACCACCATTAAAAGATTAAATAGATCTAAAAAATGGGAGTATGGATATAATAAAGAACATGATGTTATTGTTATATCCAAAAGCGGCCAGATTGGTGATGTGTATAGCATTCAGGGTCTTAAGATAGCATTACCCAAACCAACAAACGTAGATAACACGAATAATAAATGGGTTGCACACGAGTACCCTAAGGAGCTTAAATCTGTTAAAAGTATATTTGATTGGAAAGATTATCCAGATGAGTTTAAACAAAGGTGGCATACCTATATAGACGCCGAATTCACTAAAAGAGATGAAGGATACTGGTTTAATAACAAAGGAACACCAACTTATATAACAGGAACTCATTATATGTACCTACAATGGACAAAGATCGATGTAGGTAAGCCTGATTTTAGGGAAGCAAATAGATTATTCTTTATATTTTGGGAAGCTTGTAAAGCAGATGCAAGGAGTTACGGAATGTGTTATTTAAAAAATAGACGTAGTGGATTTTCGTTTATGGCATCTGGGGAAACAGTCAACTTAGCAACTATATCATCCGATTCAAGATACGGTATATTATCTAAGTCTGGTGCTGATGCTAAAAAAATGTTTACAGATAAAGTAGTTCCAATATCAATTAACTACCCGTTCTTTTTTAAACCGATTCAAGATGGTATGGATCGACCTAAAACAGAACTTGCGTATAGAGTGCCAGCATCGAAGCTAACCCGTAAACGTTTTGAATCAAAAGACAAAGCATTACAATTAGAGGGATTAGACACAACTATTGATTGGAAAAATACTGGTAACAACAGCTATGATGGTGAAAAACTCACGCTGCTTGTGCACGATGAAGCTGGTAAATGGGAAAGACCAGAAAACATTCTTAACAACTGGAGAGTTACTAAAACAACTCTTAGATTAGGTTCAAGAATAATTGGCAAGTGTATGATGGGTTCAACAAGTAACTCATTAGATAAAGGTGGTGAGAACTTTAAAAAACTATATAATGACTCGGACGTTACGAAAAGAAATAAGAATGGACAGACTCGCTCGGGATTATATTCTTTGTTCATACCTATGGAATGGAATTTCGAAGGATTCATCGATTCTTATGGAATACCTGTCTTTAACACACCAAGCAACCCTGTCAAAGACCACCAGGGAGATAATATCGACATCGGGGTTATTGAACATTGGGAGAATGAAGTTGAGGGATTAAAAGGAGATCAGGACGGTTTAAATGAATTTTATCGTCAGTTTCCAAGAACTGAGGAACACGCATTCAGAGACGAAACAAAAAATAGTATATTTAATTTAGTAAAAATATACGAGCAAGTAGATTTTAACGAGGAAGCAAAATACAGCGCTTTAGTTACAAAGGGAAGCTTTCAATGGCAAAATGGTATTAAAGATACAAAGGTTGAATTTATACCTAATCCAAACGGAAGATTTAATGTTAGTTGGGTTCCACCCGCACATTTACAAAATAAAGTAATACTAAAAAATGGAATTAAATATCCTGGGAACGAACATAGCGGTGCATTTGGCTGCGATAGCTACGATATATCCGGGACTACCGACGGTCAAGGATCTAAAGGTTCTTTACACGGTCTCACAAAATTTAGCATGGAAGAAATTCCTGCTAATATGTTTTTTTTAGAATATATAGCTAGACCGCAAACAGCGGAAATGTTTTTTGAAGATATACTAATGGCGTTGCACTTTTATGGTATGCCAATACTAGCAGAAAACAACAAGCCTAGATTATTATACTATTTAAAACGAAGAGGATATAGAGGCTATTCAATGAACAGACCTGATAAAATATGGAATAAATTATCGGTTACTGAAAAAGAAATTGGAGGTATACCGAATTCAAGTGAAGATATTAGACAAGCCCATGCTGCTGCAATTGAAAGTTATATAAATAATTATGTAGGTGAAAAAGAAGATGGCAGTTACGGCGATATGTATTTTAATAGTACATTAAACGATTGGGCTAAGTTTGATATAAACAAAAGAACAAAATTTGATGCGGCGATAAGTTCAGGCTTAGCGGTTATGGCATGCAATAAAAATAGATATGCGCCAAATCAAACAAGAGAATTAAAAAGTAAAGTTAATTTTAGTTTTTCTAAATATAACAATAATGGAAATTTTTCAAAAATAATACAATAGATGGCAAGAGTATCACCAAAAGGTATTTTTCCGAGTCAAGCAGTTAGCGACGCAGAAAAGGGAGGTTTAGATTATGGGCTTCAAGTTGCTAAAGCTGTTGAGTCAGAATGGTTCAAAAAAGATTCAGGAGGATCTCGCTATTTCTCTAATAGAGATAACTATCATAACCTTAGGTTATATGCTAGAGGCGAACAAAGCATTAAAAAATATAAAGATGAATTATCCATTAACGGTGATTTGTCTTA